TAAACTCATTCGCTTTCCTTTTAACATTTGAAATCATAGATGGGTATAATTTAATCAAATCTTTAATAGCTTTTTTTTCCATCTGAATAGTTCTATAATCTTTACATCCACCATCTTTTCCCCAATGGTCATTTTCCCAATGCAAATATCTTATAGCTAAAATTCCACCTTTGTCTTTTATATGTCTTAAGCAAATTTCATAATCTTCTTTAACAGGAAAATTTTCATCAAAGTAATATTCCCCATCATTTATTATTCCCATCAAAGATGCAGTAACATAACTTCTAGTTAAAATAGGTTTATAAGGATATGTTCCTCTAGGTGAACTTTCAGTTCTTGTTCCCCAAATTTTATACCCCATTTGTTCGCTTAGATCAAAAAACTTTAAAAATTCTTCCATCCAAAAGCCTTCATCCCTTACTTCTATTTTTTTAGTATTTCTTTTATCTAGAAAATTATATCCAACATTCTTAGCATCATCATCTAACATCACCACCCATTTTTCGTCTGTATTTTTTAATATCCAATTTCTAGTATTTGTAATACCCCTCACTTCTTTTGGCACACAAACAATATTTTTTATTAAATCTTTATACTGATGGTATTCGCTTTCAGGAATAAAAAAAGTAGAATTAGGTAATATCTTATTTGTTGTGGTAAGCCCTGCTCTACCCTTACTTGGTACTGCTATCAGCATCTTTTAATCTTTTTTTAAATTCATCCCAATATAATACTCGTTCTAAACTAACTGCATCAAAACCACTTCCTTTTTTATATCCACCTCTACGCACCATTTTTAGTTTTAAAGTTTCCTTTAATTCTTCCCAATCAACAGAATTTGGCTCTGCCATTATAAGTATGTATTCTTTTGGTGGCTCTAATTGAACAGATTGTGGTAATTCAATATCATCATCTTCTTCTAGATCATCAATAGCATTATCAATATTTAAATCTAAACCCCAATCTTCTAATAAATCAGTATCCCAATCATTAGCTAGAACATCCCAATCCCATTCCCCGAAACCTACATTGTCTTTAATTATAAATTCCTGTGCTTTTTTCTCATCTAAATCATCTGCCTGTATAATATAGACTTCTTTTAATCCTATCTCCTTACAAGCCTTATAACGCATATTTCCACCTAGTATAATATTATCCTTATCAACAACTATTGGTCTAAGTGATAACATCTCAGGAAATTCCTTTACACTATTAACAAGTTTCTGAAACTTATGTTTGTTTATGAATCTAGGATTAGCATCATTTTCTTTTATAGATGATATGCTTACCTTTTGTATTTTAGCTTTTATCATTGTATTAAATTTTCTCTAAGGTACAAAAAAATTATTTTCTGTATATTCTTGTAATTACTAATTGAAATATTCCAAAGTAAATAACAATATCTTCTTCGTATATTTCTTTATCTTCAAAGGGATAATGTCTGATTCCAAACAAAATCCCCTTAAAAAAACCTGCTTTAATTTCATAACGTAATAACTCCATAGTATATAATTTGTAGTATAACGTTTTAAAAATTACTTTTTATTTACCAATGCATACCTTCCATTGATGTACTACTTTCTATTACTTGGCACTTGTCTTTACTTTTCCAAGACCAAGATTTTTTCAATAAACTAATTCTTTCTATAATTTCATCTATTCTATTTTTAGGTAAACCCTCAAATAGCATCAATATTTTTTGATCATCAAAACTATAATTTTTAGAATTTAATTTTATTTCTTTAATTTCTTCCTGAAGATGTAGATTTTCTTTTTTAACTTTCCTATACTCATTCTGTAAAAAATGGACTTGGTCTATTTCATCATAGTTTAATTTACTTTTAAATTGAAAGCAGGATTCTAATTCAAAAAGGTCTTCGTTACTTTTCTTGTAAATTGGATACATCTTTACTAAATGTATAACTGATGCGTGATCTGTTTTCTTTCCCATTGAGGTAAAAAAGTTAGCAATACTTGTCCATCTCATATTCATTTTCTTTCTAAAGATATAACAAGCCAACGCCCTTAATTCTACATATTCTCGCTTCCTAGTATTTTGAAATATATCTACTCCTGTCATTTCAATAATACGTTCTGATATTTTTAAATAATCTTTATTCATTTCTTAAAATTTTTATTTCTCGTTCTAAATAATCTTTTGCTTTTAATAGATCTCCTAATTCGTCTTTCTTTTTTCCTGCTCTAATAACATACTTTAATACGTTTCCTCTGCTAAAATTTAATCCGTAATCATTTATGACATCTATAACATCATAATCTTTTCCGTTATCGTAATGTACTTGTGTTGCTTTCATTCAGTTCTTAGTTTTAAAAGGTGATAGCATTCAGCATATTTCTGCCTTGCTTTACCCTTATATTCTTGTTTAAATAATTCGTATAGCTTTCTAGTATATTGGTATTTAGTTTGGCAATCTGCATAATACTTTTCTGCAAACCTTTTACCTTTTCCCTTAAAGTAATTTACATTGTCTGCAGTATCTCCTGCAATCATCTGCTCATAAAAATTATACATAGCTTCATCTTCTGATATGTCTAGTATTTCTTGGTGCTTGTAATGATAGTTGTACATCAGGCAGGGAAACTGCTTGTAGTCTTTGTCTATTGATACAATCATAACTTCATTTCTTCCTAGTTCTTCTGATAACTTTTTCCAATACCTTGCAACCATATCATCTGTCTCTACTCCATAACCTACAACACTATCATAATGACTTTTTACAAAATCGTGCATTTCGTGTAACAATGGTGGTAGTTCTGTTTTTTTTCTATTGGCTTTGTATTTCTTAGTTATTAGCTTTCTAAAGTTTCCTCTAGATCCACTAAATGTAATTACTTTATCTATATTATAAAGTTCTTCTAAGTGGTTTACAATAGCCATATATTGCTCATCAAACTTATTTCTAGCATCAGCTATATCTGTATAATACTTTTCATCTTCAGGATGTTCTCGCTTCCTGTAACAACTTGCAAATATTAAGCTATCTGCATCTACTAATAATATCATAATATATCCTGTATTGCTCCATCAATATACATTATCGCATTTTGACAAATGTTATCTTCTGTTTCTCCATTTTCAATATCTTCTAAAGCATTTATATAAATATACCTTATCTGTCTTTCTAACATAGGAAACTCTGCTATTGACTTCATACAATGCCTAGCTAAATCTCCAATATTTATAGTTGTTTTTTTCTGCTTCATAATTCTTTTAACTCGTCTTTAATTAAATCTAGATACATTTCCTGCATCTTTTTATTTTCCTTTATAACTTGATTAATAATAAATGGCAAGTCTTTAATTAATTGGTCTGTATTATACACTACCCAATTATCTTCCCCATATCCTATATGGAATTCCCCGTCTTGGCAATAAAGGTGATTTGTTTCGTGTATGTATGTAGTTTTACTGTCTGTCATATTGTGATAAATTTATTTGTAAATAATTTCTTAAATCTGATTTTTCTATTATCCTAAACTTAATTGTAATATCAGTTATAGATTGGTCTTTTTCTGTATGGGATTCGATTGATTTTCTAACCTCATCCCATAGTGCTTCATTTACTTTCATTTAATTAAAGTTAAATCTAATTCATTAGCTACATAATTAATATGTTTCTGTGTAGTCTGTGACCAATATCCTAATTGATATAATTTACCCTCTGCTATGGTTGCAACGTGAGTTGTATAACTCCATACCTGATTTCCTTGAATTGATAAATTTTGCTTGTACTTTGATAATCTATACATCTGTTCTGTTTTTATTGGTTAAACATATTACCTATTTCTAAACCCTTATTTAAACCCTTTTCAAATTCTTGGTTTGCTAGATCACATAATATATCATTTAATGAAATAAATTGTTCTGTTGTTAGATCTAAGTTTAAAGCATTTTTTTTCTCGAATGCTTTTGCTAAATTTGATTTTTTTTGTTCTGTTGACATTTGTTCTGTTTTAATAATTAATAAAGTATAAATATAATATAAATATACTTATAAACAGAAAATTTAATAACTTTTTTTTAAGAAATATTAATATTAATTATACTAGCATCGTTTTCTTCTAGTAAATAAACATCTTTAAGAAGTCTTTTTTTTGTCCACATTGTAGTGTCAGGACAATATTTTTTTACAGGTATTGGCATCTGTAGATTATTTAGCCAATATAAAAAGTTGCCTTTAGGATCATTAACAAAATATAGTTTAATTATATCTTTATCTAATGACATTAAGGCATCGTACTTGTCTTTTTCAAGCATTTTCTGTTCGTAATAGGTTTTACGAAATTTCATTTCAATAACGCAGTCCTTACCCTTTGGTGTTTTACCTATTGCATCGTATCTAGAGAAACCATCCCCTGACCATTTAAGATCCCACCCATCTAAGTTAAGCAGGAATACAACTGCCTTTTCCCACTTATTAATCTTTTTTAATCCCATTGTTCCAAATAATATTCAAGTCTTTTATCCATTGAACTATTCTTTTAGGATTACAAGTACAGGGTTTATGGTATTTATGGTTGTGGTACTTTGCGTGGAGTTGGCAAACCAATTCAAATTCTTCAGGGGATAAGTGCTGTTTTTTACCCATCCTGAATTTTTGCCAATCAATTCTATCTTCTTTTTCAAATTTTACCATCTTTTAATTTTTATATTATTAAGACTTTCTCGTCTTTTATCACAATTACATTTTGTTCCTTTATAAGCGTGATATTTATCTACAAGGTATTTAATACCTGTATATTTAGTTATGTAATAAATTAGATCCCCTAGTTTCATTTGAATTTTGTTAAGTATTTATTGTCAATTACGTATGTTTCTCCGAAGCCAAAATCTTTTATTTCTTTTAATTCTATTACTTTTTTTCTTTTTATATGACCTATTAATTCAACAGAGTTTTCCTGCACCCAAGCAAGTACATAATGCTTTGCTATCTTTCTTTTGAATTGATTTGCAAATAATAATAGAGGTGGTCTATTCTTAGAATTAGAAGATTTAACATCGACACCATATTTAAAGTCGCTTCCTGAATCACCCTTGCCAATAGTTAATACATCAACCTGTTCTCCTGTATGTTTAGAATAAGCATATTCTCCAAGAACACCTATGTAATGCCTCCACCAAGCAGGTTTACTTTTAAAGAAATTAGAACTATTTTTTGTATCTGCGTGATTCATTGAGCCTGATCTTTTCATTGCTAAATCTTTGCACCAATCTAATTCTTTGTCTGTTAATTTGATTATCATAGTAGCTTCTTTAATTTGTCCTTTACTTTTCTATATGTGTTATAAAGTGTATAATATTCAATATACGAATTTCTAGAAAAATCTGCTATACTTTCCCCCTCATTTATTATTTCAAATACTTTTCTGTCATACCAAAACATCTTATTTAATTCAGATTTTATTTTATCATAGGCTTCATCATAATCTACATCACAATCTAATTTAGTATAATTGGTATCTTCTATATTAAGCATTGTAATATTTTTACCCTTACGTTTTAAATCTATGTATAATGTTTTTAGAACTTTATAAATGTAATAGTAATTAATATCATTATCATAATAAATAATATCTAAACCTGCTTCTATTTTTGGTATAATCTTAATATACATTTCCTGTACAATGTCTTCAGCTATTGTTTTATTACAACCAAATGAATTAACAACATTAATCCAAGTCTTATGCTTTTTAGCTAGTAATAATATAACTTCTTTTTCAGACATTATTTTAATGGGTCATATAAATTTTCTACTATTTGAGGTAATCCAAAATCATTAACTTCAAAGCTAAAAGTATCAAAAGAATAACCTCTAGATCTTCCACACTTTACAGTTACCCAATCTTTGTTCACAGTGTTTGCTTCTAGCTGAATTACCGTTTCTGCTTTCTTTTCTAAGAAACTACCTAGATGACCTGTACCTAGTTTTGAACTACCAAAGTTTTGATGTATAACGTTTATTATGTGGCATTTGTAAATTGATGACCATTCCATTAATTTCTGAACTAGATGATTACTTTCAGAAATATTGTTAGCATCAGAACATAAATCTGCAATACCATCTATAATTAATAAAGATGGTGTTTTAATTCTTTCTTTTAAATAGTAATCTATAAATTCAATTCTCATTTTATAGTCAATTGACCTTAATCCAAAGGTATGATAAATTTCTGAATTAATATTA